GGTGAGAACATGCAGCTATTTGATAAAGCGAGGGTACTAGCAGATGAAAGCACAGGCTTCCCATCTTTTGCACACGGACAGACAGGGGTTTCAGGAGTGGGAAGGACTGCTTCTGGGATTAGTATGCTTATGTCTGCAGCTAACGGCAGCATTAGAAATGTTGTTAAGAATGTAGATGATTACTTGTTAAGACCTATGGGTAAGGCTTTCTTTGCATTTAACATGCAGTTTGACTTTGACCCTGACATTAAGGGTGACTTAGAGGTTAATGCATCTGGTACAGAAAGCTTGATGGCTAATGAGGTTAGATCCCAGCGCCTAATGCAATTCCTACAAGTAACACAAAATCCAACACTTGCACCTTTTGCTAAGATGGATTACATTATACGTGAGATTGCAAAGAGCATGGAGCTTGACCCTGACAAGGTTACTAACTCTATGGCTGACGCAGCAATACAAGCTGAGATCTTAAAGGGCTTCATGGCTCAACAACAACCTCAAGCAGGTCAGGCAGTACCATCACCTGAAGGTCAAGGACCGCAGGGAGTACAAGATATGACAGGTGGAGGGGGATCACAGATAGGCGTAGGTACTCCACCTGCACCAGGTGAACAAGGTTTTACAGGTAATGTCGCTTAAACAATTAGTAAACAATAAAGAACTATATGATGAGTTCTTGAAGCACTTAGATGACTTAGTGTATTTACAGTACAAAACAATAGAGCGAGCTAATGAGCCTGTTGAACTATATAGAGCGCAAGGTGCTATTAGCACTTTGAAGAAGCTAAAGATGCTACGGGAGTCAGTCAATGGCGGTAGATAAGTCAGATAACAAGAGTGAGCAAACAATGGACGACCAAACTGATTTCGTTTTCAAGTCTGTCCGTAGTTATGCAGAAGGCGGCGAAGTAGTAGACCCCGTATCAGGAAATGAAGTACCACCAGGTTCTCTACCAGAAGAAGTACGTGATGATATTGATGCCCGTCTAAGTGAAGGTGAATATGTAGTACCTGCTGATGTAGTAAGATACTATGGTGTCAAGTTCTTTGAGGACTTACGCACTAAAGCTAAGACAGGTCTAGAGAAAATGGATGAAGAAGGCCGCATAGGAGGTGAACCTATAGGCATGGAGGTCATTGAACCTGAAGATGATTTCCCCTTTGATATATCTGAATTACGAACAACAGAAGATGTACAGGGTTTTGACGAAGGTGGTGATGTAACAAGAATGCAAAACCCTTTTGCAAACTCTATGGGTAGTGGTACTGAATTTAAAACCTATGTAAATGAACAGGGGTTGACTTTATATATCAGGTTCGTGGATGGAAAACCTATGGATTACATACCTCCAGGTTATGTATTAGAGGGTACACCCAGCGCAACTGAATCTACTACATCTGTTGAAAGAGAAAGCAAAGATAGTTCTCAAACGTTAGCACCTCCAACAGAAAGCACTGGTAAGTCTGCGAAAGAAAGACTAAGTGCTATGTCTTTGGATGAACTTACGTCTGCTGCAAAATTCACACAAAAGTTAAGGAACCCTAGTGTTGGTATTGCAGCAGGGGCTTTAAACCCAATCTTAGGCTTTGCAGTTAGGCTAGGGTCTGGTGCTAAGATTGCAGATATAGATCAAGAGTTACGTACTAGACTTAAGAACCCTGACCTTACAGAGGAACAAAGAAGTCAAATTGAAACAGCTAGATCTCAGTTTTCCTACGTTGATAAAGAACCTAAAGATGGTAAGCCCGACTCAGGGCAAAAGCTTTTCGGTGGATACAGAAGTACCTATGAGGGTTTAAAGGACAATGATAATGATGATGATATAGACTTTGGCGACACTTGGCTTGGTGACCTACTAGGCTTTGATGAAGGTAATAAAGCAGGTATTGGTGCTGGACGTCCGGGTTTGTCAGAATCTAGGGCTGGTGCAAGGCGATACGCTAGTATAGATGAGGCTGATGAGGCTTTAGGTACACTAAAAGATAAAGGAAGCTCCGTTAAAGCAGTTACTACCGCACAGCCTGATACTACTTACAAGTATGCAAATCCAGACGGTTCAGCTAGGACAGTTGTAGACAATGCCTTTACAAGAACCTTTAATAGTGCTAACATAGGCAGAAACCTAGATGATGTAGAAAAGGATAACTTAGCTAGGTCTGCTGGTGTATCTAGAGAACAGTATGACAATATGTCTGAGTATGAAAGATCAGAGAGATTAGCAGGAAATGCTAAAGGTGGGCTGATGACTAAGAGTAAAAAGAAATAAGGCTACCCGGCAAAAGCTGGCCCCATATAAGAAAGGAACTAAAATATGTCTATGCCTGAAGTTAAAGTAATAAAAGATAAAATTAATGTAGATAGTTATGCACATGAAAGAAATAGGCAGCTATTAGAAAAAGAAGAAAGAGAATTACAAGCCTTGCTAAAGGGTAACGCAAATGAAGAAGAAGATGATCAAGAACCCGATAGCGAAAGTACTGAGAACCCCCAAGTTTCGGATGAGGGTAGTGAGGAACAAAAAGAAGTACGGGTTGTGGAATCCCAAGAGTCTGAAGAAGGTGATACAGGAACAGATGAAGGATTAACAGCAGAAGAGAAAACCTTCAAGAAACGTTATGGTGATATTCGTAAATTACTACAGGATAAAGAGAAAGAGTGGGAAGAGAAATATGAAAAGCTTTCTAAACAACTGGACAAGGCTGCAAAGAATGAACTTGTTCTGCCTAAGTCTGCTGAAGAAATTGAAGCATGGTCTAGGAAATATCCTGATGTCGCAGGTATTGTTGAAGCTATTGCAGAAAGTAAGGCTAATGAAAAAGCCGCCTCACTAGATGCAAGGCTACTAGAAATAGAAGAGATGCGTACACAGGCCAAACGAGAGAAAGCAGAAGCTGAATTGTTTGCTATGCATCCTGACTTCGAAACTATACGTAAGGATAATTCTTTTCACGATTGGGTTAAAACACAGCCTAAAGTAATACAAGATGCTCTTTATGATAATGCAGAAGATGCTAAATCGGTAGCAGTAGTACTAGATAGGTATAAATTAGAAAAAGGTATAGAGACAGTAAAGCCAAAAGTATCGTCAGATAAGGCTGCTGCATCTTCCATTAAGTCAAGAAAACGTGCTGCAGTAGAAGCAGACGAAACGAATAGCTATCTGACTGAATCAGCAGTAGCTAAGATGAGCTTAAAAGAGTACGAAAAACGTGCAGAAGAAATCTTAGAAGCTCAAAAATCTGGTAAGTTTATCTATGATCTTTCAAGATAATGCTTGACATTATCGAAGTATGTGATATAACTTATTATGTAATAGCCACTAAAGACTACCCAAAAGAATGTGACCCTTATACTTCAGTAGGCATATTGGACTATAAGCTACTCACAGGGCATTGGCCTCTATTGTGGATATGAAAAATTAACAGTCATATCTATAAGGAGTAAATATCATGGCTGCATTTGGAAAAGCTTCAGGTTATACAAACCTGGACAATGGCGTATTTTCTAGCGTCATCTATTCAAAACAAGCACAGATTGCTTTCCGTAAAGCTTCTGTTGCACAGGCAATCACAAACTCAGAATACTTTGGGGAGATTGCCAACCAAGGTGATACCGTCAGAATCCTTAAAGAGCCTGACATCACTGTAAATGCCCTTCTTCGTGGTACTACGATTTCTACACAAGATCTCGTAGACAATGACTTCCAGCTTACAATTGACAAAGCTAACTACTTTGCTTTCAAGCTTGATGACATTGAAGAGCAACAGGCACATCACGATTTCATGTCCCTTGCTTCCGACCGCGCTGCTTATAAAATGGCAGATGCTATGGATGCAGACTTGTTGTCGTACATGTCTGGTTACACAACAGCAGGTGCTCTGATTACTACTACGAGTGGTACAGCAGCGGCATCTTCAGGAGCCAACACAGGCGCAGAAACTCTTGCGGCACACACTATGGACGCTACTGACTTTACAGGTCAGCTTACAGGCGTAACTGGTGAAGCTTCAGGTGACTCTATTCCTGTAGCACCACGTATGCCAGGCGCAACAGGGCTGTCAACTTCTTCAGTATCTCCACTTCAAATCGTAGCTCGTATGGCACGTTTGATGGATGTACAGAACGTTGATACTCGTGGTCGTTGGATTGTTGTAGATCCAGTATTCATGGAAATGCTGAAAGACGAGGACAGCCGTGTACTTCAGGCTGATTGGGGTGGATCAGGACTTATGAATGGTCTTGTTCTTAACTCACTGCATGGCTTCCGTGTTTACATGTCAAATAACCTTCCTGCAAAAGGTAGTGGCCCTGGCGCTTCTACTGCAGCACCACAGTCTACTAACTATGGTGTTATCGTTTCAGGACACGATTCTGCTGTTGCATCTGCACAGCAAATCTCAAAGGTTGAGACATATCGTGACCCAGATTCATTCGCTGACATTGTTCGCGGTATGCATCTCTACGGTAGAAAAATTCTTCGTCCAGAAGGATTGGTATCAGCAATTTACAACGTTGCTTAATGAAAAACTTTGGGGCTGCTTCGGTGGCCCCATTGTATCTAACAAAAGGTTCTAGACATGTCAATCACTACTGCAGTATGTAATAGCTTTAAAGCAGAACTGCTAGGTGCAACACATGATCTAGATTCTGACGACATAAAGGTTGCATTAATAAAGTCAAACCCTAGTGGTACATATGATGCAACTACAACAAACTACTCAGACGTTACAGATAATTCAGACGAAGTTGTAGGTTCTAATTATCTTTCTGGTGGTAATACACTAGGAGGTGCAACTATAACTTTAGATGGTTCTACTGCTACAGTCGATTATGACAATACCACATGGTCATCTGTAACTGTTTCTGCTGATGGGTGTATCATTTACAACTCATCTAAATCAGGTAAGGCAATAGCTGTAGTATCTTTTCAAAGTACTAAGCAGTCTATTAACGGGGATTTTACGATAGAGTTTCCCACAGCAGACGCATCTAACGCCATAATTCGTATTGCATAAGGAGTAAAATAATGGCAACTTTTAATAAATTCGACTCATTCGTTGAGGTTGCAGTTGAAGGCGCAAACTTAGGTTCTGACACATTTAAGGTTGCCCTTTGTAATACTGCACCCACTGTTGGTAACAGTGTACTTGCAGACTTGACACTAGCATCAGGAGCACCTGCAAACCTTGATAGTGTTACACTAACTACAACTTCATCTTCACAAACTGGTGGAACGTATAAGCTAGTGCTGCAAGACAAGACTATGACAGCATCAGGTACTGTAGGTCCATTTCAGTATATTGTTATCTACGATGATACTGTTACATCTCCTGCAGATCCTTTGGTTGGGTACTATAATTATGGATCTCCTATTACCCTAAACAGTGGAGACAGCTTTACCGTAAACTTTGATGAAACTAACGGCTTCATTCAGTTTGCGTAATAGGTGATACATGGCATTAGTTGTCGCTGATCGCGTACAAGAAACCACTAGCAATGCTGCTGGTACATCTGGCTCTTATACTTTAGATGGTGCTAAAGATGGATTCCAGTCATTTGCTGTTGTAGGTGATGGTAATACCACTTACTATGCCTGTACTGATGGTACAGACTATGAGGTAGGTATTGGTACTTATACGGCATCAGGGACAACTCTTGCCAGAACCACTATTATTGAAAGCTCTAACTCTAATGCTGCTGTTAATTGGAGTTCTACTACTACTAAAGACATATTTGTTACCCTTCCAGCATCTAAAGCTATTTACGAAGATTCTAATAATAAAGTTAGTTTCGCCAATGACTTAGATGTTACTTATGGTAATGTTTCATTTACAGGTACACAACCAGACTACAGTGCTACAGCTAGTGGTCTATTTGACAGTACTTCGTCTACTAATGTAGATCTTTATACCAACAACAGAGGTCACAATTCCAACTTGGTTCCCTCAACTGGATATGTAGCCCAATTAGCAAATAGAGTTTACAATTTAAGTGTAAATTCTACAGGGATTTCGTTTCGCCTTTACGGTAACGTGATTTCACAAGACGCTAATGACCAATGGTCTTCTACAACCGATATTCACTATAGTGATGTAACTTTAAATTGGTCAGGCGCTACTGTCGTAACGGTTAGTAACGCAGGTACATTTACCGCAAGTTCAAACCTTCCAGGAACGACTTACTTTCTTGGGACGTCTGAGTTGGATAATGCGATTTCGGCAGCAGCGGAAGCGGCAGGTGTTAGCAGTAATTTATATGACTGGATACCAGACGAAGTAACGGTCACTGAAAGTTCCGATGTTTTCCGCGCCCGTATTGCGGGATCTTCCACTGACCTAGACACATATTCGTTTACTCAAAATAGTAGCACCGTTTATCTGTATGGTCACTATGTTGTCGCTGGGCGGTTCTTAATTTTAAGTCAGTATCCAAATCAAAACGATGCCGCATTTAACGATAGTAGTGCTGCTGCCAACCCAGATACTGAAATTACAGTTGCAAGATTTGATAGAAGTGTACAAACTCAAATTACTCCGTTTGGCGTTGTTACAACATCAAATGGCAATCTTAACCTTGACCCTAATGGCTCTGGTAAAGTTGTACTAAAAGGTAATTCTACTCGTGGTGCTGGGCAGTTTGTACTTAACTGTGAGCAGAACACTCATGGCATTACTATTAAAGGACCACCACATTCTGCTGGTGCAACCTACACTCTTACTCTACCTGACACTGATGGTAATTCCTCTGAGTTTCTTCAAACGGATGGTTCTGGAAATCTTAGCTGGGCTACTGGCACTAGCTACACACACCCCAACCACACTGGTGAAGTAACATCCACAGGTGATGGCGCAACAGTTATTGCAGATGATGTTGTAGATGAAGCAAACCTTAAAGTAAGCAACACTCCCACAGACGGCTATGTGCTTACTGCCCGTTCTGGCAACACTGGTGGGATGACATGGGAAGCAGCCTCTGGCGGCGGCGGTATAGCCCTGACCGACCTGTCTGTCACACAGAACACCGCATCTGGCTCTGGCACTTTAAGCTATGACAATACGTCTGGCGTGTTTAGCTACACTCCGCCTGTTATTAGTGGCGGCGGCGGTTCCACAGCTTCTGCGCTTACTGAACAAGAATTTACCGCTACGGCTGGGCAGACTGTGTTTACCGTCACTGGCGGGATTACCAACGCAGATAACGTGGTCGTGTTTCTCAACGGCTCACGCCTAGCGGATAACGACATAAATGCAATTTCTACAAGCGCAGGTACAGTTACACTTAATGCGGCTGCAACTGTGGGTGACATTGTTACGGTCAGTGAATTTGGTGCCGCTTTTGCTTCTCAGTATTCTAGTAGTATTTTCACTGTTGGCACCTCATCCGAATTTAATACCTCTACGAAGGTACTCACCACCAGTTACACTGCTAATCGGGTCGCCGTATATCTCAACGGTGTTAAGCTCTTAGTCGGCACCGACTGCACGGCTACAAATGGTTCAACAATAGACCTAACCAATGCCGCCCCCGTTACTGGCGATAAGATCGAAGTAGTCGAACATGGAACGCTGGCAGATAGCGTAACCACGCTCACAGGTCTGAGCGACACGCCTAGCTCACTAGGAACAGCGGGACAAATTCTTCAAGTCAATTCGGGCGCTACCGCTCTTGAGTTCGCAGACGCCTCTAGTGGTGGGGTCACAACAGGAAAGGCTATCGCAATGGCGATTGTATTTGGGTAATTAAATGGCTGCACCGAATATTGTAAACGTAGCAACGATCACGGGAAAAACCTATGCGGCTGCTCTTGGCACTACCGTCACAACCTCATTGGTGAGCAACAGCGCATCCTCTGGCAAGGTGTTTAAGATTAACACTATTTTGGTCAGTAATGTAGACGGGGCAAATCCTGCAACGGTCACCGTAGACCACTATGACGGGACCACAGGTTATAAAATTGCAAGCACGATAAATG